CGCCAGGATCGACGAGCCAGACGACTCGTCGGATGATGAGGAAGACGATACCGATCTCGAGGATGTGGTCAACAAGGCCCTTCTGGGAGATCAGGAAAGTGTCAAGAAACTGGCACGGCGCCTCAAAGCAACGCCATCTAGGGTGACTCCGGACGTGTTGCAAGCCGTGGACGAGCGACTGACCTTTCGGGCTGCTGTTGATTGGTTCGAAGACGAGTTTGCCGACGAGCTGGGCGACCCCCTGCTGAAAAAGCTGATCGTCGAGGAAGACGCGAAGCTGGCTCAGGACAACCCCACCTGGTCATACCGCAAGCGACTGAAGACTGCCGGCGAGAAGATCCGTAACTGGAAAACTGAGCTGAGCGGCGGACGTCCCGGTGGCAAACCCCAAGAATCAGCCAAAGAGCGGCGCAAGCGAGAGGCGTCGAGTGTGCCGAGTGCTGGTGGACGCCAGCAGGAAAGCGCAGACGATGACCAGGATGTGCCCATCAGTGAACAGATCAACGCTATGGCGAAAGGTCGGCACCAGGGGCGCGCGGTTAAACACTAGCGGAGTCACCACACAACACGGCGTGACTCCCGAGATAGGAGTCACACATGGCCGGTCAAGTCTGGGCAGTCAACACCCTCGGTGGTTTCTTGTACGCCCGCCAGCTTTCCAACGTCCTGCGCGCTGCCGTGCAGCCCCTGGTCAAGTTCCGCCAGTTCGCCGATGTCCACGACATCAGCCAGCAAGGCAAAAAGAAGGGCGATACCTTCACCTGGGACGTGTTCTCTGACGTGGCCACTGCCGGCGCGGTGCTGGTGGAAACCAACACGATGCCGGAAACCAACTTCACCATCACCCAGGGCACCCTGACGGTGACGGAAGCCGGCAACTCGGTCCCCTACTCCGGCAAGCTCGACAACCTGTCCAAGTTCCCGGTCGAGGACATCATCAAGAAGGTGCTGAAGAACGACGCGGTGAAGACCTTCGATCGCCTCGCCTGGACCCAGTTCAATCAGACCCTGCTGCGCGCCATCCCGACGGGCGGCACCTCGGCCGCTGCCATCACCCTGTTCACCAACGGCACCGTGACCGGCACCAACTCGGTTGCTTACAACAACGGCCACGCGAAGGCCATTGTGGATGCGATGAAGGAACGCAACATCCCGGCCTACATTGCCGACGACTACTACTCGCTGGCGTGGCCGACCACCCTGCGCACCTTCAAGAACTCGCTCGAGACGATCCACCAGTACAGCGATACAGGCTTCAACCTGATCATGAACGGCGAGATCGGCCGCTACGAGAACACCCGCTACATCGAGCAGACCAACATCGCCAAGGGCACCGGCACCGACGGCGTGACGACCACCCCATGGGTCAATGGCCTGTCCGATTGGATCTTCTTCTTCGGCAACGACACGGTGGCCGAGGGAATCGCGGTACCCGAGGAAATGCGCGGCAAGATCCCCACCGACTATGGCCGGTCCAAGGGCATCGCCTGGTACTATTTAGGTGGGTTTGGTATTGTCCATACCTTAGCTGCAAATGTCCGAATAGTTAAATGGGACTCAGCTTTGTGAGTGCTCAAACTGTTAATACCATGATATACCTATCCCTAGCCGTATTTGCGGTTGGGAGGGTTTATGCTGGATCAGCAGTTGATAGATCGATTTCACACGAAGTATCTGAAGAACAGGGACAGCGGTTGTTGGGAGTGGACGGCATCGCTAGCAGGAAAGGGCTATGGGCAAATAAAGCTGACCGGACAACGCCGACAGATTTATGCGCATCAGTTGTCCTACCTGATTCATCACGGAGAGATACCGAAGGGTCGTCAGGTAATGCACCGATGCGACAATCCGAAGTGCGTCAATCCGGACCACCTACTGACTGGAACATCGAAAGACAACCAGCAAGATATGAAATTGAAGGGCCGCTCGCTGGCTGGAGAAAAGAACCATTCCGCGATTCTCAAAGAATCGGACATCAGAGCTATTCGGATGCTGTGCAACGCTGGAGATCTGCCCCAGTGGCGTATAGCAGAAATGTTTGGAATTCAGCAGATGGAAGTCAGTCGCATACATCGCAGGATTCGCTGGTCACACGTTAAGTAACTCCAACTGGGTGGGCCGGGGACCTTCTCCCCCGGCCGCTTTCAAGCCCACAACAACGCTGGAGAGGTCAGTGATTAGGAGATCGCTATGTCACTCAAGAATATGGGCTACGACCACCCGGCGTACCTGGCTCGTCAGAATGGCTTCAACAGCATCATGACGGCGGGTTCGGGCGGTGTGTCGGCCAAGTTTGTCGCCTTCGCCAACCTGCTGCTGTTCTCGCTGAACGCACAGACCACGGTCGCGGGCACTTCCACCTTCACCACCACGGTCAACGGCACCACCACGGTCAACGTCGCGACCACGCAGCTGTCCCTGATCCGTATTACCAATACGGCCTCGGCCGGCGCCACGATCGCACTGTCGACCTCCACCATCGGTCCCTTCACCATGGGCGGCGGCTTCGTCGTCAGCGGTACCCAGACCAACCAGGTGGGCGCGTATGCCCAGTTCCCTCTCAACACCTCGGCGGGTACGGCAGGCTTCGGTGGCCTGGCGATCAACCAGGGCGACCAGATCTTTGTGGTCAACGGTACCGACGCGACCGCAGTCGAGCTGGTATCGATCGACTACCAGATCCAGCCACTGGCCTCTGTAACGGCCTAACCGAACCGGGGTGCCCGCGGCCCCGACGTTTTCAGACTCAGCAGGAGACGATCATGGCGAAGGTCAATCAGAAGGGTGGCAAGCAGTGGGAGAGCCCACAGGTGCAGCCCAAGCAGCTCGCAACCAAGGCCATGGGCGGCAAAGCTGCCAGCATGGACCAGATCATCAAGTCGGCCAATGCTCGAGGCGGCAAGCGCCACGACATGAAGGGCGAGGATGTGGCTGACGTGTCTTATCTTGCTGATAGCGGCGAGATGCGTAACAACGAGATGGTCGGAGTCCGCAATCACGGCTACCTGGTCAAGAAGAACCTCGAGTTCGGTCCTGACGCGTTTTACAACTCCCTGCCCCCTGGCATGGACATCGAGGACCAGGAGAACTGCGACATCCGCAAGATGGAGCTGAAGACGGTCACAGCGATGAGCTACCCAGGCGATGGCTGGAGCGAAGGTACGGATCGCGGGCGACCCAGCACCACCAACTACGACGGCAGCGGCAAGACCTAAGCCGCTTCTCGTTTTCCGTCCGCATTTGAGGGTGAGTCATGACGCGCATCGTGCAAGAAAAGTTTCAGGTACGCATGCCGCAGAACCACAACGACGAGGAGTCGGGGTGGATCTCGGACAAGCAGGCGCGCGCCAAGAAGAACACCCCCGGCGCGGAGGACATCAACCCGAACCACAACCGGCAAAGCTCGGGCGCCTTCTACAACTCCCTGCCCCCCGGCATGGACGTGGAAGACCAGGAGATGACCGACCAGCGCAGGTTTGCCACGGTCGTGTCTGGCGAGTCGGATGTGTCCAAGGACTTCAACGAGGGCGCAATCAAGAAGGGCTACACGCGGCGCAAGATGCTCACCACGGACGATGAGTACACCAACGAACACACCGACATCTTCTACGGCGAAGCGAACGTGGACGGTGAGGTCGGGTTCGTTGAACGCGGCAACATGCTGGACCGGCTGTAATGGGCGCCCTCCTCGGCCAAGGCAACAGCGGATACTCGGTGCTTGCCGGCACCGGCACCACCACCCTCAACCAGCAATCGCCAGGCCAGCCACAAGGCGTCGGCGTGTTCTACGGCGCCAACCTGATCGCACTGGGCACAGCCCCAGTCCTGACAGTGGTGGACATCATCCAATCCGGTCCAGGCGGCACCAACACAGCCACCAATACCCTGTTCAACGGCACGGGTACCGCCGCAGGTCAACTCTTTCAGGCAGGTGTGCCCGGTGTAGGAGTGCGCTATAAAGGCAACCTTGTTGCAGTGACTACAGCCACGGCTGCCGGCACCTGGAACGTCTTATGGGATTAGCGGAGGAGCAAACCATGTCAGCACCACAGGCGACACCAGCCAACAAACCAGCACCACAGGCAAAGCCACCGATCAAGAAGTTCGACCCGAAGCGCCCCCACGGCACGGTGTACGGCCACCTCTCGGTGAAGCACGAGCAGGACGGTGAGCTCTTTGGCGCTAACGGTTACCCAGTCGGTACCGAGCAACTCGAGATCGACGAACAGAAGCTGCAAGCGGAGGTCGAAGCCAATGACGAAGCTCGATCTCGCGAACTTCGCGCTAAGTCCTAACGCCCCACCCAGTCAGGTTCCGCCCTGGGTCATCAGCGACATGCTGCTGATGGCCAGTCGCACACCGGCTGGGTGTTTCGTTGAGGTTGGCGTATTCCAAGGCGGCACGGCCTGGTACCTCGGTCACCTGGCCAACGAACAGGCCCGGCAAATCTTTCTGTACGACACCTTCGAGGGCATCCCACACGCCCTGCCCATCGACAGCCACAAAGTCGGGGATTTCTCAGCATGTAGCCTCGAAAAGGTAATTGCAGAACTCCCACATATCAGCCCCAACAGGATCATCAAGGGCCTGTTCCCACAATCTATGAAGCCCATGCCGGCGATCGCCTTCGCCCACGTCGATTGTGACCAATACCAGTCTGTGCATGAGACCATCGAGGCCCTGTCGCCACTGATGGTGCCAGGTGGCGTGATGTGGTTCGACGATGCTCCCTGCCTGCCGAGCGCAGCCCTTGCAGTGCAACAAGCGTTTCCCGGTGACCGATGCCAGCTGTCCGGATCTGGCAAATACTTCGTACGATTCTAGGAGGAGTTTATGGTTTGGAAGATTGACGACCCCCAAGGCAATGAGAGCGGCAAGATCCGCTGGGAGCTGGTGCCCTACACCCGCGGACGTGGCCTGGATCTGGGGTGTGGACCCTGGATCACCTTCCCGCACTTCATTCGCGTCGACAACTGCATCGATGAGCACCTGTTCGGCAACCAGATCCGCCCCGACATCCGGATCCAGACGGCCGAGAACCTGGACCTGTTCGCCAGTGGCAGCATGGACTTTGTATTCAGCAGCCACCTGCTGGAGCATATCCCCGAGGAGAACGTGGTCAAGACGCTGAAGGAGTGGCTGCGAGTCATCAAGCGCGGTGGCCACCTGATCCTGTACGTGCCGGCCGATGACCTATACCCAAAGGTCGGCGAGCCCGGCGCCAATCCCGACCACAAATGGAACGTGAACTACGACAAGGTGTTCGAGTACATGAGCAAGGCCGGCGATTGGGACCTGATCGACTACCAGAAGCGCGATGGTGGCCAGGAGTACTCGCTGTTTTTCGTGTTCAAGAAGATCGGCAGCGGCAACCACTACAGCTGGGCGAAGTCCAGGGCAGCCAATGCCCCCAAGACCTGCGGGGTGGTGCGATACGGCGCCTGGGGCGATCTCCTGCAGGCCAGTAGCGTCATTGCCGGCCTAAAGGATCAAGGCTACGAGATCACGCTGTACGCGAGCCCCCCAGGGTCTGACATCCTCACCCACGACCCCAACGTCGACCACTTCATCTTGCAGGACAAAGACCAGGTGCCGAACCAGAACCTGGGCGAGTTCTGGGCCTACATCGCCAAGAAGTACGACAAGTTTGTGAACCTGTCGGAGTCGATCGAGAACACCCTGCTGTCGACCCCCGGCCGGATCCAGCACACCTGGCCCCCTGCGCTGCGACATCGCGAGTTCAACAAGAACTACCTTGAGCTGCAGCACGACATCGCCCAGGTCGCCCACAAGCCGCAGGTGTGCTTCTACGCCACCCTGCAGGAGCGTGAGTGGGCCAAGAAGACCAAGGCCAAGATCGGCGGCTTCGTGGTGGTGTGGTGCCTGGCTGGATCCAGCGTGCACAAGACCTGGCCCTACCTGGACCAGGTGATCGCGGGCCTGATGCTGGACTTCCCCGACGTGCAGGTGGTGCTGATGGGCAACACGGCCGGCAAGATCCTCGAGCAGGGATGGGAGAACGAAAAGCGGGTGCACAAGACCAGCGGTGAGTGGGGCATCCGCGAGAGCCTGGCGTTTGTCGAGGAAGCGGACCTGGTGATCGGACCTGAGACCGGCGTGATGAACTCCGTCAGCTGCCGGCCGATGCCGAAAGTGATGTTCCTATCACACAGCACCGACGAGAACCTGACCCGCGACTGGGTCAACACGCACACGCTGATCTCCGAGAACACCGTCTGCCCAGGACGCGGCAACAATGATGCACCGGCCTGCCATCAGCTGCACTACGGCTGGGAGTTCTGCAAGAAGACCGAAGCC